TCAACCAGAGCGTCGGCGCATCAGGTCATCATCGATCGGCCGCTTCCCCCCTCGAGTTTTCCACGTTGGCTCAACGAGCCCTTCCGCAGCGAGTGCTATGACTGCGTCGCCAATTTCTTTTCCGCGCAGAAAAAGCTGTTCTTGAATACCAGCCCGCAAGGTTGAGAACTTGAGATTGTGCGACGAATGATCAAGCCGTTCCAGTATCGCCGAGCGAAGACCCTTCAGGTGCTGTCGACGTTCACGCAGATAAGGTCCTTCAACATCGACTAACCCGGCAAGGAAGTCGGGCTGCTGGGGGTCTTGGGCCTTGTTAAAGCGACTCTGGTCGTGTTGGGATAGCGCCTTGAACTCCGCCTGGCGCATCACTTCCATCCCGGCAGGATGATGCGTGCCGTAGAACATCTGAAAATGGATCTGATTGCGATCCGGGTTGTGGATTGGCGAACTGGCAGCAAAACGAAAACCCAAATCTTCCTTCAGAACCCGTGTCAGCTCCTCCTCGATCTCTGTGATCGGGATGCGTTTGCCAGCAAGGCGCTGGGATCTCTCTGCACCTAGCAGTTCCCTGAGACGATCAGCTTGTTCCGGAACCGGCGGGCATAGAAAGCGTTCAACGAAGCTCCGCATGAAGTTGATCATGATTTCGGAGTTTCGCTGACCCGATAGAGCCTTCAGTGCATCCGGGGAAAACCCGCTCCACCCCGTCGGATCAACGAACAAGAGCATGAATTTGTTCGTCGCCAGCCTTTTGATCTTCGCCACATTGTCCTCGAAAACCCCGTTTAGGGTGTGGATTTCAAGGAGGGGATATTTATCCCGTGCCGAATCGATGAACGCCTCCAACCTGGCAAAAGACTGCTTGTTCTTTTCGTTAAAGATACACCGAATGGCCGTCTTTCTGTCGCCCGGCAAGGTCTCAGCCACGCTCTGCAAATTCGATAGAGCGATGGCGATTGATGTATCGCTTAGGCCTTCGGCATCGCGCTCTTCCCAGGGGCCACAAAACGCGTCGACATAGTCAATACTGCCATATGTCCGGACCACCTTGTGTGCGAAGTTTTCGAGGTACCTCCTGAGTAGTGCATGCTTCGCTTCGGTCTGCTCCCGATCCCTGTAAAAATCGCCCATCTACCTCCCCCGCGACTGAATTAGAGGCAAGTAGAACAACCGGTCGTTGATTCGGCAATCCTCGGTACAGAGTTCAAGAGCGGAGGGCATCGAGGATCGGTTCGGGAACAATATGCGTCGGGAACCCGTTCCACTCCTCACCGTCGAGCAGGCGCCCGCCCGATTTCGGCCGTGCCCCCCCCCACTGTTTGAAGAAAAAGGCGACGTCATCGCGCTGGCATATGTCGCGGATCTCAGTAGCCCACGATGGGTGCATCGGGCGCGCCCGCGGTCCGCTCTCGCCCCCAACAATTGCCCAAGCCACCCCAGCCAGGTCAACGTCGCCGATCGGCCCGAGGAGTGGCTCAAAGGAGATGAAACGTGCCCGGGAGTTGATGCGGCGCAGGTGCTCGATACGACTGCGGTGGGCTCGATCTTCAACCGAAACCCCAAGCCAAATATGGTCGGGCACCCCTCCACCCGCGTAGCGTTTTTCGACATAGTCGAGCATGAGAGAGCTTCGCTTCGTAAGCACTTGGTAGACATGCCAGTCAGCGCTCTCCATCACGGCAAAAACCCGATCAATATAGCTCCGGTCAATCTCTTTGTGAAATAGATCGCTCATCGAATTTACGAAGATCATCCGCGGCTTTTTCCACTGAGCGGGTTGAGCAAGACGGTTTGGCCAAAGGGTCAGATCAAACCCTTGTTCGTAGGGGTGGCCGGGAACGCCGCGCCAACGTTCGGCAAACCTCTCGGCGTAGCAATTGTCACAGCCAGGACCGATCTTGGTGCAACCCGTGACCGGGTTCCAGGTCGCATCGGTCCATTCAATCGTAGAATTTTGGGCCATATCGAACTCCCCTTCAACGGGTCATTGAATCAGATATCGAAGGGCTTGTCACCAACAGCTCCCCCACCTTCCCCCGGCTCCCGCTCTTTCCGCTCACCGTGTAGCTCGTCTGCACCTCGGCCAGCTCGAACCGGCCGAACAGCTCACGCACCTCCGGGAGGTCGTTGATCGACATGAGGAACCGCCCTTCGATCGCGGCGAGCTGCTGGGCGAGGCGTGCGAAATCCTCCCTTCCGAACATGTCCTTGCCGTAGTCGTTCTCGTTCCCCCAATAGGGCGGATCGAGGTAGAACAGCGTTCCCGGGCCGTCATAGCGGGCAATGAATTCGGCGTAGCCGAGGCACTCGATCACCACGCCGGAGAGGCGCGTGTGCAGGTCTTCGAGGTCAGGCTCCAGCGTGGTGAGGTTGAACCGCGCGGGGCGGTCTTTCGAAACACCGAAGTTCCGCCCGGAAACCTTTCCGCCGAAGGCCGTCCGCTGGAGGTAGAGGAACCGGGCGGCGCGCTCCAGATCGGTCAGCGTGTCCGGGTTGGTGTCGACCAGTCGGTTGAACTCCGTTCGGGTCGTCAGCTGAAAACGAAGCGTGTCGAGGAACTGCGGGTAGTGGCGCTGCAGGATGCGAAACAGGTTTGCCACGTCGCGGCTGTAGTCGTTGATGACTTCGGAACGCGGACGCGATGTCCGCCGCAGAAACACACCGCCCATTCCGAGGAACGGCTCGGCGTAGACCTGGTGGGGAATGCCATCGAGGATCTTCACGATCCTCTTGGCCAGGTTGCGTTTGCCGCCGAGCCAGGGCGCGACGGGTTTCACCGGGGTGACCGGGGTCAGGGGGGAGCTTTCCATAATGCTCGAATCGCCTCAATCTGCCCCTCCCTCGCGAGGGAGGGAGCGGCCTTGAAGCACTGTGGGTCGGCGGGGTCGTGGGTGGAACTTCGGCCCCGTGTCGGGGGGTGTTGGTGCACCCCCTGGCCTCCCGTTAACCGGAGGCTTGAAGGCCCCGTTTAAAGGCCATGTTCAATTCGGAGGCCCGCAAGGCGAGATCGCCAGGGGCGAGGGTGTAAGGCGCGGCGAGACCAAGCGCGTGGGCGCAAAGCTCGGAGCAGAACCACCGATCGGGGATCTGGCGGCGGGCTCTGAATACCTGGCTGAACACGATACCCGGCAGATCGTATCCTGCGCCCAGTTCGGCCCGCGCAATCGAGAAGGCAGCGGGCGGATACCAAGGAGAAAGCGGCATCATGGCCCATCGGTTCGAGTGAAAAATAATCCGCTTTTCGCGCACGCCGCCATCGCGCCAGGAGGCCGAGATCGCCCTTCCCTGCCGGTGAAGCCCGCAATCGGATTTCTCGATCGTTCCCCAGTCCACCAGCTCGACATGGCTGTAGGGCGACCGCGTCGAACTGCGAACCAGCCGGTCCGTCAACTTTCCGGTGCCGCAATAGAAGGCTAGGCCCACGCGGCTCATGCCGGCACCCCCTTCTTGAGCTCAAGTTCGGTCACCAGCGGTGGCATGCGGTGGGTGACGCGCTTGATGTACCACTCGCCCTCGAACCCGGGCTTGAGGCGGGCGATGATGGCCGTCCCCCCGGCGAAAGCGGCGGGATTGAAGTAGGCCAGCGTCACGTTGAGCGTCACCGCCTCGCGCTGTGCGCGCTTCAGCTCGGCCTCGGCCGCCCTCGCCGCCTCGGCCTCGGTGGCATAGACGTGGCGAAGCCGTTTCACCGGCTTCTCGTCACCAGCGGTGACCTTGCGGGTCTCTCCCGCCTCGATGTCGCGCCACTCTGCCTCCACGGTGCCGTAGTTGCCCCGTTCCTCGAGCTGCCAGGTCCAGTCCGAAATCCCTACCGGGACCACACGGATCGGCACAATCGGCTCGCCCTCGGCATTGATCCCTTCGTTCTTGGGCACCACTACCAGCTTCTGCGCAGCGGGTTTGACAATGGCGTCAAGTTCCGCCGCGAGGCGGGTCAGGAAATGAAGATCGCTCTCGGCGGTCTGCGCGAGAAACGGGTAGAAGGTCGCGCCGATCCCGGCTTCAACCGTCGGAGACAGCCCGGCCTCGCTCGCGATCTGGCCAACGATGTCGGACAGGGTTTTCTCCTCCCACGCGCGCGACTTCGGCGCGCGCAGCGGACCGGCCATATCGGCGGCGGTGCCGGTAATCGTCATCGTGCGCACCGGGCCTTCGCCGCTCACCCCGTCGAGCGCAAAACTGCCCAGCCAGGTGAGCCCGGTTTCGCGGTAGCCGAGCGAGACGTCGATCATTGCGCCGCGTTCGGGGATCTCCAGCACACCGCCTGCATCGTCGAGCGTGATCTCCACGCGGTCGGCCCCGTCGCCGTCGTCGTCCGTCACCTCTACCATCAGGAGCCGCGCGGCGGCGGCAAAGGCGTTGCCGTCGATCGTGATCTTGTGTTTGGGATGCATCAGCCGCGCCCCCAGAGCCGCAAGACGCCGGTGTCAACCGGTTCCTCCACCTCCGGCAGGACGATAATCTGCCCGGGCTCGTAGATCGGCCCCAGAGCCGCAAGACCAGGGTTTGCAGCGAGCACGGCGGGAACATGGTGCTGCGAACCAAGTTCGGCCTTGCAGATTGCATCCAGCATGTCGCCCTGGCGTGTGCGGTAGGTCTTCATCCGTGATAGGCCCTAAGCGTGATGGTGAACTCGATCTTTCGCGGCGCGCCGTCGGCCATGAGGAAGCTCTTGGTCTCCTCGATGTTCTGGATCACCCACAGGCCCCAGACCCAGCCCCCGCCGTCGACCAGCATCATCGGTGTCGGCACTGCAGCTCCGGCCATGGCCCGCATCCGGTCGACCTGCCGCAGACCACCGGAAAAATGCGGGTAGATGACCCCTTCGAGGGTGATGATATCCTCACCGGGGCCGAGGTACTGCAGGCCCTCGGGCACCCCCAGGCGTGGCACCGGTTCCCAGCGCCATGACGAGCTCCGCCGCGCAATCTGATGGCTCGGGGCCGATGCCCCGAACCGAAACAGCCCGAGCGCCATCATCACCAGATCACCGAGCATAGGCCCCTCCGTCGTGCAGCGCGAAACCTGCGGCGCGGGCCTTCTTCTCGATCCGCCGCATCACCGAGCGCGCGATCTCTTCGGCCGACTGGCCCGGAGTAGCGTGGATGTGGATGTCGCCGATGCTGAAGCTGCCCCCGCCCGCCGCGCCGCCCGCCCGCAAGGTGCGGGCCGATACCACCCGTCCGTCGGTCGCGGGCTCGAAAAACTCCTGGCCCTCCTCGTTGATCGCATAGAGGAACCCGGCCCGCACGGGGCCACCAAGCGCGCGCTGCCCGCCCGGCGTGATCGGCTCGCCTGCATAATGGGGGCTGTAGGGATAGTCGGTGGCCTGGCGGCTCATCCCGGCCGTCATGGCGGCACTCTGTGCGGGCGACATCCCGACCGGATCGAAGGTGGCCGCCGTCTTGAGGGCGGCAACCACCGGCGCGACAATCCCGCCAAGCCGCGAGAACATCGCACCGATGGCGTCGAGGATCGGCCCGAGCGCCGCGCGCGCAACTTCCCAGGCGGCGGCGATCGGGTTGGTTGCGATCAGCAGGTCGATCACCGGTTTGATCGAGGTGTCCCAGTTGTCGGAAAAGAAACCCCCGATCGCCGAGAGCACGGTGTCGAACGTGTTCTTCAACGCCTCCCATCCCCGCTCGATCGCGTCGGTGACCCCGAGCTTGTCCATCACCGGCTTGATCACACCCTCCCAGACCAGCCGGAGCGGAAACGAGATCAGCCCGTAGTACTTGAGCATGGCATTCTTCAGCCCGCCCCAGCTGCGCTTCACGCCTTCAACGGCAAGGTCGCTGTCGCGCTGAAACACGCCGGTGAGGAACGTGCCAAAGCCACCGAAGGTGTCCTCGACATCGGCCCAGAGATCGCGAAACCAGGCGGTGATGCCATCCCAGTTCGAATAGATCAGCCAGGCCCCCCCGGCGATGGCGGCGATGGTCAATCCGATCGGGGTGAAAAGCGCCGCGCGGCCGAGCCAGAGGAGTGCGCGGCCCACCATCCTCAGCGCGAACGCGCTGAGGCGCGCGGCACCAGTCAGTTTGAAAAGGCCTTTGCCAACGAGCAAGAGGCCGAGGCCCAGCTTTGCAAAGCCAAGCACGAGCCCGAGCACCACCTTCCCCATCAGCAGCGCCGCCGCGAACCAGGCGAGGTTCTCCCACCCGCCGAGCAGCGCCGCCGTTGCCTCCAGCCAGGGATAGAGCTCCTGCCACACCTCCCATGCCCCGACACCGAACGCCTTGATGCCGCGAAGCACCGCCAGGATGTGATCGCCGACCACCTCGGCCATCGCCTGCAGCCGCCCGTCGGCCGCCATCTCGTCGAGCAGATCGAGGAGCGCGCGCAGCTCGCCCTTGAGAAACTCGAACGCGCCGCTCGCCATGATCATCCGCTGGAACTTGGCCCAGTGGTCGGCAACGTTGGAGAGCATGCCGTCGAAGGTGTTCGACAGGTTCTCCATGGAGCCTGCGAACTTCGCGTCGAAGATTTCCGTGAGCGTTGCCTCGATCGCCGCCCGGTCGCTCGCCAGGGCGCGCATGGTTTTCGACTGTCCGTCGAGCGTGTAGGCGTATTCGATGTAATCGCCCACCTTCGCTGCCTTGATCCCGAACTCCTTGAGCCGCTCGTTCTCCCCGGTCACCGCGTCGGCCACCGCCTCCACCGCCTGGATCAGCGGCTTTCCCATCGCCGCAGAGGTGTCGCCGAGGGTCTGAAGGAGCCCGTTGGTCGGATCCAGCCCGTAGGCGCGCAGCTTCACGAAGGCGTCCATGACCCCATCGAGCTCGTAGGGCGTCTTGACCGCGAACTCCTCGACCCAGCCCATCGCGGCCTTCGCCGCCTCGGCGGAGCCCTCGGTGGTCGTGAGGATCGTCTGGAATTTCTCGAACTGTCGTGACGGCCCGAGCAGGGCAAGGCCCAGCGCGGTGACCGCGCCGGTATAGGCCACCATCATCGTGCTGCCCCGCCTCGCCGCGGTACCGACATCCCCGAGACCGGACTTCATCATCCGCGCGCCACGGGTGACGGTCTGGGCATGCCGCATCATGCCCTGCCCCCCGATACGCTCGATCGCCTGCATCGCCTTGCGCGCCGGGGCCGTCGCCTTGTCGACGAGCTTCAGGATCAGTTCGATGTTCAGATCACTCATCGGGTCCGTCCGTTTTCGGCGCGCGGTCAAGTGCCAGTTCGTGCCAGCGGCTCAGCTCTTCGAGGCTCATGTCGACCATCTCCGAAGGCGGCCAGTGGAAGACGACGGCGATGTTCGCCATCGCCTCCTCCACATCCTCGACTAGTTGAGGCGCAGCTCCGCCTCCGCCTCGGCCTTCGCTTCCGGGGTCATAAAAAAACCGACCACCCGCGCCGCGAGGGTCATGAAGTCGGCCGGGTCCAGCCCGGCGACCTCGTCCGGCAGCAGAGCGGGTTGGGAAATACGCGGCAGAAGGACGCTCAGCGCGTTCACGTCCATCTGCAACACGTTGGTGAGCTTCAACCCGCGAAGCGCCCCCACGGACGGAATTCGGATCGCCACTTCGCGGATCTCCTCATCGCCCCGCTTGATTGGCTGAAGCAGCCGCACAGTGCCTTCATCGTGCATTTCAAGCCCTCCTTAAATGCCCATTGCGCGGCGGATCTCGGCGAGTTGGTCAACACCGCCGACCTTGCGGATCCCGGCGGCAAGATCGATCTCCCAGATCTCATCGCCGTTGATCTCCAGCCGGTAATAGCGGACGTCCATAGCGAGCTTGAGGTTGGATCCCTCACCCGGCTTGAGCGTACCGACTTCCGGCGCGGTGATCAGACCGCTCACAGTCGCGATGATGGTATCGGCGTCGCCGCCGCCTTCGGCCGAGGCGGCGGCGGGCCGGAACACGAAGCGCTGGACGGTACCGAGCATCTTCATCACATCGACCGGCCACTCGGCGAAGGTCAGATCGGCGGTCATGCCCTCGGTGCCCATGTCGATGCCGACAGGACCGTCCTGGCCTGCACCACGGTGCGCCTCGGTCTGGATCTTGACCTGCGGAAGAGTGCCCTCGGTGAGCCGACCAAAGTAGCTCACGCCATCGACGAAGGCGTTGAAGTTTCGGATCTTGCGGGGGTAGGCCATCTGTCAGGTCCTCCTTAGGCGGTTGCCACGACCTCCGCGACCAGTTCCTCGTAGTAGGAACCCTCGCGGTGGGCGCGGAAGGTGAGGTGTTCGAGCGGAGCGGGCGGCTCGATGTCGAAGTCGATGGTGAGCTTGCCGGCCTTCAGATCGGCTTCGGTGTTGAGCTCGGGGTCGATCCAGACCTTGCCGCCCAGGAGGGCACCGCGGGCAACGAGCTGGTTGATGTAGGCCTGCACGCTGTCGCGGATATCGAGGAGCAGCTGCACCGAGAACGGCCGGTCCATCGCCCAGCGGTGGGCGCTCTCGACACTCTCATAGACCATGTCGGCCGTGCGCCGGACGGCGTAGAACGCCCAGAGGGGATCGTCCGAGGTGGACCGGTTGCCCCAGGCGCGGAACCCCTCGTCGCGTACGAAGGTGATGATGCCGTGCTCGGTGAGGCGATTGGCCTCGGTGTTCGGATCGCTGAGCTTGTAGCCGATCGGACGCGACGTGCCTGCGATACCCTTTGCAAGCTGGTTAGACGCGCCCCACCAGAACCCCCGCTCGCCATCGACGCGCGACTGGATCCCGGCAACCACGGCAGACCCGGGACGGCTGACATAATCGGCCAGAGTGGTGTCGTAGACGAGCACATGGGGGTCGACGATCGCGAGCCGCTGGCTGCCGAAAAGCCCCTCGTAGGCGATCGCGTCGGCTTCGTTGGTGTTCGGGCTCTCGATGTAACCAAAGGCCATGAGCTGATCGACGATGCTCGTCAACGCCACCGCCACGGGGTTCTTCACCGCCGGGTCGGTCGGTTTCGTATGCCCGGGCGCGGCCAGCAGCTTCGGCGTCTGGCCGGTGAGAGCCTGCGCGGTCAGCAGCGCCCAGCAGCCGGTTTGCAGCGTTTCGTCGCCGACCACGTTGGCTTCGGTCGCAGCGGCGTCTAGGCCTTCCTCGACGCGGATGACGATCACTGCCGCAGCCTGTTCGCGATAGGCGGCAGTATAGGCGTCTTTCAGGGTGCCGCCGGCGCCCAGCGAGGCGGCCATGCGCGGGCCGGTAATCAGAACCGGCGTGTCCGCAGGGAACACGGCCTCATCGGCGTCCGGGGCCGTGCCTACGAACCCGATGATCGAGGACTTCACCGTGCGGATCGGGCGCAGGCCGTCATCGACCTCCGTGACCTCGCAGCCGTGCAGGAAATAGTCAGGCATTGGAGCCTCCTTGGTTGAAGATGGTCGATAGCAACATCAGCGTTCTCCTTCAGAACATCGCCGCCACGGCAGCGGCCTCGGGGGGCACCGGGGGCCAGGACGCATCGGCGGTGATATCGGCGTCGGGGTTTTCGGCGAGCGCGGCGGCGGTGGCCCGCATCGCCGCGACCCATTCGAGCGCGGCGGTGACGCCCGCGAGCAGGGACACCTGGTCCGGGCTGCGGTCGGGCTCGGGCACGCCGGACGCAATCGCCGCCGCCGTCGCCATGTTCATTTGCGCCTCGGCGGATGCATGCGCGTAGATGCGCGCGCGGCATTCGGCTTTGGCCGCGCTCAGGCGCAGATCATCACTTTTGGGTAATACCTGATCGAGTTCGTCGGCGCTCAAAATCCGATCACTTGTCACCAGCTTGATTGAGCCGTCGGCAAGGATCACACTGTCCTCTCCGAAGGTGGCCCGAACCACGTCGTGCACATTTTGGAAATGGTCCATCACAGATCCCTTACTTTGAAGCCGTAAGCAGTTATTGTTCGCAATTCCGCGATGCCAGCGGAGTCGTTTCGAGCGGTCTGTAAATTCACGTCGTGCCCGTCGATGATCATAGACCCGGTTTGGGAGAGGCTGGGCGAGAAGACTTCGTATCCCGCGGAGGCAGATACATTGCTGGCGCCGTCCGACCGCGATAGTCGCGCCTGAGCGGCAACAGTCCCGGTAACACCGGCCGAGACAGTCACGATCCATAGTCCGCTAGACAGGCCATCAAAGGTCTGGGCGGTCGCCCAACTGTTGCTCGAGTGTGACGCCGAGTTGACCACTCCTGTAAAGCTATCCCCCGCGCTCATGGGGGCAATGTCCGGGGTGATCTTGGTCCATTCCGTCCAAGTTGGCACCGCGTCCGTGCGCAACCGCGAATAAACCCAACCATCATCCGACACGCAGAGCTGGCGCGCCTTGCCGCCCGTGCCCTCGGTGTGGACCAGCGCGCCTGCGTAACCCGGTGCCGGGTTGCCGGTGGCCGCCGAGGTGATCTCGACCATGCCAGTCGCATCCAGCGCGTCGATATCCGCCGAAGAATTCGCGGTGCCACCGAGGCCGCCGAGCTGGAAGCGCAGCCATTCGGTGCGCTGCCCGAGTTGCAGGGCCTGCCAGTTTTGAAGCCCGCCATCGTTTTCCGGCTCGACGGGGCCACCTGTCGGCCACCATCCGTCCTCCTGCATCACGATGCCGTCGGGCCAGATAGCCTGATCGCCCGTCTCGATCGGCAGATTGTTGACCGTCGCCACGTTAACCATTTGCAATGTCCTCGTAGATATATGACCCGCCGAGCGGGATGTTCTGACCGAGAGCCCACACACCGGCACCCAGCTCGTGCCGCACGCCGGCGAACACGATAGCGCTCAAACGGCAGCGCGCGGGCGCCACCTTGGCCAGGCGGGACGCAAGCGCGTCCGCATCAGCCTTGGAGATCACCTGGTAAACGCGGACGAGATACTCGGCCCAATGGCCGGGCTTTCCCAACCGCCACGCCCGCCCCAATGGCCGGGCGCGCTCCCGCGTCGCGCGGGGTGCCGGCCCCAGCGCCATTCCCGCGTCGCCCAGCCGCCACAACCGCCCGAGCGGATACCTGGCGCCGGTGACGGACGGCCCGCCGAGCTGCGGATAGTCACTCGCCTCCACGATCTCGGCGCTGCCATAGCCCATCGCGGTCATTGCGGCGCGCACCCCGGCCGGCGTGCCCTTCTTCCGATGCACATCCACCGACGCCGCTATCACCGCGCGCTTGGTGGCCTCCGGCCATTCCTCATCCCAATCTTCGACGGAAAGAGCCCAGGCGAGGTGGCGCAGGTGCGAGGCCGGGCAGGTTTCCGGATCCCAGAGAGTGGCCACCGGCACCGGCACGCCCTCGATGCGGGCGGCGACGGCGAGATCGAGCGCCTCCTCGGCGTCGGTGCGGTTGGGTGGCAGGATGGTTTGCATCATGCTCATGCGGCCACCGTGAGCGTGATGGCGGTACAATACGGCGCTTCGCGCGGCCCGGCGGTGATGGTTGCCACCGGTGCGGTGAGGTCTACGAGGTCAACGCCGGGTCGATGCAGCGCGGCATACAGACCGGAGAGGCTGACCTGCGCGCCCAGCGCGTGCTGGGCCGCAACATAGGCTTCCACCGCCGCCTCGGCGGTCGCGAGCACATCGGCCTCGTTTGTGGCGGGCGCCAGATCCATCTCGGCGGTGACCTGGTAGGAGGTCACGGTCGCCGCCTCGACCTCGACGGTATCGCACAGCGGGCGGACGTCATCGGCGTTGAGCGCGGCCGCAACCGCGTCGAGCACCTCTTGTCCTGGCACGCCGTCACCGTCGCGTGACAGCACCGTCACCCGCACTTCGCCGGGCGTCGGGCTGTCAACGGCCACGTCCTTCACATCCGCATGCGCCGCAAGCGCGTGGTAGGCGTAGGCCCCCACCGGTCCAGCCGTCGAGAAACCCTCAAGCGAGAGCTGGATCCGCCCGCGCAGATCGTCGTCGGTCTCGCCAGCCAGGCGCACGACGCCCAGGAGCGCGGCGAGATTTTCCAGCCCCGCCCCCGTGGCCGTGGCCAGCATCACAGCGCGAGCGGCATCGTTCACGCGGCCACGCAAGAGCAGCTCGCGGTAGGCGGCGGCCTCGAGGATCTTGATGATCGGCTCGCTCTCAAGATCAAGCGCGGCGGCCACCTCGGGCGCGCGGGCGGCGACATCCGCCTTGAGCGCGGCGATGATCGCTTCCGCATCCAGCTGCTCGATCACCTCCGGCGTGGGCAGCGTGGCCAGGTCGATGGCGGAAAAGCCGGTCATGCGACACCTCGCATGGTGAGGTTCAAGGTGGTTTCAACGCCCTCATCAACGCTGCCCAAGAGCGCCAGATCGACCTGACCGGATCCGGCGCCCGCGATCTGGACCCGGCTCAATCTGAACCTCGGCTCCCACTTCTCGATCGCTTCGGCGGAGGCAAGATACAGGTCAATCACGGTCTCGCCGTTGATCGGGGCATCGATCAGGCGCGGCAGGTTGGACCCGTAGTCGCGCCGCAGCACGCGGCTGCCGATCGGCGTCGACAGGATGTCGCCGATCGACTGCGTCAGGTGCGCGTCACCGTCGAGCGAAAGCCCCCTATGCCGATCCATCCCGATCACGACTTGTCGCTCTCCTTGGCCGGTTCAGATTTTGCAGCCGATACCTTCCGGGCGGAGGCCGGTTTGACGTTCTCGTATTTCGCCTGAGCGGCGGTCATCTCGACCAGATCGCCCTTCTTGACCCGGCGCCCGGCCATCCATCCGTCGCTCTGCACTTCGAACCAGGTCTTCTGCTCGGCTTTCTTGTCAGCTTTCTTGTCAGCTTTCTTGTCCGCCATCACTGCGGTCCTCCTGTATTGCCGCCACCCGGCATGACGCCGCCGTGGACATGGGTTGAAAGCGCGATCCCGTTGGCGGTGACCTCGCCGTTGACTTCGATGTCGCCATTGACAACGAGCTTGCCGCCGCCGAGCTCGATCATCGGCGTTGCCGGATCGGACGAGGGAGCGTTGCCGGCATAGATCCCGGCCAGGATCACGCCGCGCGCTGCCTCACCGGAGGGCACGACGACCACCACCTGCTCACCCACCGCGGGCATCCACCAGAAGCTCAGCGCACCAGCACGCATATGCGCCACGGCGAACCAGCCTTCGATTTCGCCGGCCTTCACCCGCGCCCGCGAGGTCGCGGCATCCACATCGGTAACCGTTCCGATCTGAACCACATTGGCCACGCGACGGTCCCCTTCGGCTGCAGCCATGCTCATGCCTGCCCCCCTTCGATATGCGGGTTGACGTAGAGATCGATTGGCAAGGGCTCCGCGGCTGGCACCTCGGTGAGCGCAACCGGCTGCACCCAGCTCACAGCGGCAAGGTGAACATTGAGCTTTTCGCTCGCGGTGCTCACCAAGGTCAGCGCACGCACCTTCTCGGCCTCCCCCACATCCTCGAACCCCCAACGATTGTTCGGCACCAACTGAAGCAGCGCCTGGACGATGTTCGCGGCGGCGCGATCGCGGGAGAGCCCGAGGCTGTCGCGGGTGACGACGAACGCCGCCATGTCGAAAGCAAAGGTGATGAACGGTCCGCCCAACTGCTGATCGATCCGCCCGTCAAGGCGCGAGATCATGACCGCAGGCGCCATGATGCCACTGGCCTGAAGCCGGGCAAGATCGAACCGCCCTGCCATCGCCCGGCAATTCTTCAGGTCGGGGAGTACGACACCGACGCGCTCGGCAATGGCTTCGGGCAGATCGGCCAGGAGGGTTTCGGGTACGCTCATTGCAGGAGGTCCTCGATCTCTCCGATCACCAGCGCCCGGATCTCCTCCTGGTCATCGTCCGAGAGCCCCAGCCAGGGCCGCGCCGGGATGTTCGATCCCACCTCGGCCCCACCGAAATGATGGATCGCGGCGTAGACGAGCGGAGAGCCGACGTGGATCTCGGTGCCATCGGTATAGTTCTGGACGGAGGTCAGCAGATCGTTGTTGCCCACCAGGAGCGAGTGCCCGCCGTGGCGCGTCGCGGCGTAGGCCCCAGACCAGTCCGGCCATGCCCCGCCTTTCGGGCCTTCCTTTTCGGTCGCGATCCGCTCGCGGGTCGAGTTCTCCAGAAGCTGCCCGATATCGAAGGCAAGATCGGGCAACCGCTCGTGCAGCCCCTCGAACCGGCCCGCGACGGCGGCGATCTTCTGGATCTCGACGGCGTAGAGTAGGCCGGCCATCACAGATCCCTCGTCTTGTCGCGGGTCCAGAGCTTCTCCGGGCCACCGGCCACAATCGGCTGCGGCCCGTCGGGCAATGGTTCCTCCCCCTCGACGAGCGGCTCGGCGGGCAGGACCAGCATGGCCTCGCCTTTCGCGATCCGCTTGAGATGGGCGATCGTGTCTTCATAGCGGCGACGGTGCTCTTCAGAGAGAACGTCGGCCGAGAGCGCGAGGCGGTAGAGCGCGATATCGACGCAGGCCTGGCCGACGATCTCCGGAACATGGGTGAGCGGCACGGAGTAGCGCACGCCCAGGAAGCTGTCGATCTCGCCGGAGGCCAACTGAAGCGCGCGGGTCACCGCCGCAACATCGGCCACGCCGTCGCCATCGCGGTCGGCAACGTAGAGCGCGTTTGCGCCGTAGAGCTCCTCGATGTCGGTCTGCGTTGCGTAGGCCATTGGCTCCGGTCCTGGTTCAGGTTGCCCGAGGCGGCGCTGCCACCTCGCCTCGGGCTTCGACCGGCCACTGGCCACCTGGGGGGATGTCTGCTCGCCCGCGTCCGGTCATTCGAAATCGCTGGGGGGGCTCACACTCGGCTTGTCCGCCGTCGGCCGCCGCCCCCCCCGGAACGGCCCCTCTGGGGTTTATTCCTCAGCCGGGGCGGTGAACCCGCCCTCGACCTCTTCCTTGAAAACCTCGTCGCGGAGCGCCGCGTTGATCTTCGTGCCCTCGGGCAGAAGCTCCTTGAGCGCTTCGATCCTCGGCTTGCCATCCTTCTGGAAGTCCTCGGCACCGAGCTGGTGGATCGCCTCGGCGATGACACGCCGAAGCGCCTCGTCGTCGCCGTTCTCCACCAGGTCGGCTTCACTCGCCGGTTCAACAACGAGCCGGGGCTCCTCCATGATGCGCTTCCACTCGTCGTCGGTGAGATCGTCGACGGGCACGATGGTTCCCGCTTTCGTCCACTGCCGGCCGCAGCGCCAGAAGCTCTCGACACCAGCGACGGTCTTGACCAGGCGCGCGCTCATCACGCCACCCAATCCGTGTCGAGCACTTCGACCGCGTTGTAGTTCGCGTTCGAGGCACCGCCATCGCCGAGCATCACCTTCACGGTCTTGTTGGCCGCCGAGCGGAGCTCCGGCCCGACGACGAGCAGGTTGGGCTTGATGCCAAGCGGACGACCATTCACGTCGCGCAAGCCGCGCATCTGTGCAATCGCGGCGTCGAGCGCGTCGCCGTCGAGATCCGCGCTGGAGGCATAGGCCATCTGCCAGAAACCGAAGCCCGCGTTCGAGCGCGCATCGACGCCGTAGAGGAAGGTCTTCGAGTTGAAGACACTGTCCGAGGTCTTCGGGTCGGTCTTCGACACGAACTCCGGCGCCTTGCGCTCCTGGAAGATCAGCGGCTTCAGCGGGCGGGTCGTGTCGAGCAGGTACCAGTACGGGTTGCTTGTGGCGTCGCCCGAGGTGTCGACGTTCGAGACGGTGATCACGTCCCCGGCCTCGTCGAAGCTCGGGTGGTCGGTATCGAAGAAGTTCTGGCCATCGAAGCACAAGGTGGTCTTGCCGGCCTTGAGCAGTGAGAACACGAGGTCGTCGGGCTGCTGGGCGGCAGAGTGACCCATCTCGGCGAAGAGCGGCGTGTAGACCCCGAGGTTGTCGTCCTCGATATCGTTGCGGTCGACCCCGACGGTGGCTTCGAAATCCTTGTTGACGATGGTGTAGCCAAAGGCCTCCATGTCCTTGATCACGCGATCACCGACCCATTCCCGCATCTTCGGGAACTTGCCGAGCCAGCCGTAGGTTTCCGACTTCGAGGTGGATCGGATGACGGTCGCGACCCTCTGGTAGTCGCTCGCGGGGCGGGTCGCGTTGAATGCGTCCTGGAAGGCTTTCTTGTAGCCGATCTGGAGCGCGGCGACCGAGGCGGCGGTGACGATCATTGGGCGTTCTCCTGTTTCGCCGTGGCGTAGTCTTCATGGCTCAGGCCCAGGGCGTCGGCCGCAGCCTTCTCCTCGGCATTGAGTGCGGTGGCTGTCTTGTCGTGCTTCTTGCCGTCAAGGCCGGAGGTGTCGGCAATGACCGGCGCCGTGCCCACGAACGCCTGGAACCGTTCCAGCCCGTCCTCGGTGGCTCGGCAGGTGGCCAGGTGATAGTCGCGCGAGGCCGGGGCGATCTTGCCCGCCTCGATTGCGGCGTCGACCGCCTGCTCGATCCCGGTTTCACGGCGAGCCTTCTCGCCCTCTTCGAACGTGGCGATCCGGTTGAGCGCCAGGTCGTGATCCGCACGTGGCACGAACTGACCCGGATCGGGGTGCTGCGCGGAGTTGAGGGCAGTCGCCTTCTCCTCCTTGAGCTTGGTGATCGCCACGACCGCATCGGCGGCGGTGGCATCGGCGTTGAGGCCGAGCGCCTCAAGGATCGCCTTGTCCATGATGTTCTCCTCTTCGGAGCCCTCGGCATTGAGGGCGGCGAGCTGAAGGTTGGGATTGTTGGTGAGACCGGCCGAGACCATTTTCAGGATCGCCCCGGAACCCGGTTCAAAGCGGAAGGCAGGTGAGAGGTAGCGATAGGCACGGTCGGCGATCAACGCGCGACCGGACTGGTTCCATTCGACCTTGCCCCAGAGCACCCCCTCGCGCACCTCCATGTCCTCGATCCAGCCCACGGCCGGGGCCGGGTCGCCATTCGGCGCCTTGAGCTGCGAGGCATGCTCGATGTCGATCTGGGGGCGCTTCTGGTCTTCGCGGAACCGGACGACGACATCCTCCGGGTTCGGCAGCGACCACGCGCGCCCATCCCGCCCCGAGATCTTCGGGCCAGCAGGCAGAAGCTGCACCCACTCCGGAACGCTGCCGTCCAGGAAGTTGAGCGCAAGAGGGGTGGTGGTGGCGAGCGACTTGATCATGAGCCGACAATGGCCGGGGCAGCAGGGCAAAACACCCCTGACAGGTGTCAGGGTGTCGGAGCCTTCGGAGTGTGGAAACCCGACGAGGCGCTGAGCGGGCCGCAGAGCCGCCTCGTCGGCCTCAGCGTAGGCGGAGGCGGATTAATCCGCAAGGCCGCTCCTGCCCCGTTAAATGACCGTTTAACGGCGCGATCTGTCGCAGAGGTTCGGTCGCACCGGCGCACGGCATTGCAATTCCGGGTCAAAAGGGCCAAGTATCGGGTGCGCCCGAGCCAAGTATCCCGTCTAGCCGGCCAAGGGTCGCGAGGGATGTGACGTCCCTCCGGGCGCGTCACTCTCTCACCACCTCCCCACGCTCCAGAAGCCGGCGCAGGTAGCGGGCGGAATGCAGTTTGTAGAACGTGGTCAGGTAGAGTTCGTCTCCCGCGACCGTCCGCTTGATTACGGCGATCCACGGCAGGTCGATTGTCCGCTCCAGGAATGCCAGGTTTCGCTCGTCGACCCGGATCACCCTGCCGCCCTCGATCAACTCGACCAGACGCACGTAGTCCTTGGGCGAAATCTCCGGATGCTTCGACACCTGCTTCAGGGCGGTCTGTTCCGATATCCGAACAATGGCCGTATCAGACCCGATGATCCCCCGCAGGGTTTCGTCCAGCATCGCAACCGGCACCGTTCCCGGCGCCTCGCCTGCCAGGACCCTGCGTGCGCGCCAACTGCTCGCCATGTCTCGCATGGCAGAACGGGCAACCTGCGGATCCGCATCGCGGAGTTTGCCCTCCGTCAGGCGCTCTAGAGCGTCAAGGCGCTGCTGGCCTGGATTGCGCTCCCAGCCCGGGTCGATGCCGACAGGGACATCCTTAACTTCACCGGTACGTTTGTTGACAACACGCCGAAGCGGCGTGTCGGGGTCGGCGCTGATCCCCTTCGCCTCGGCCTGGCGCTGGGTGAGCTGCTTGACCCAGCATTTGCAGCCCCAGCCGTTGGGCGGCATCCACTCCTGCCAGAACGGGTGATCGGCCGGCAGCACCAGCCCCTCCTTGTCGGCATGGTGTTCGCGGTGCACCTCGCTTGGACCGAGCCGGTATTCGAGGTAGGGCAGCGCGTCCTTGCTGCGCTGGATGCGCTCCCATTGCCCGGCCGACCGTGCCGACGCGAGGTTCGCCCTGTAGATCGTGCGCAACCGACGGGGTGACCCGAGCTGCGCCTTGACCAGCTCGCCCGTGAGTGGGTCGATCACCTCGGACTTGCCCCACCAGCCGAGTTCCTGAAGGCGCGGGCGCAACTGCTTCTGGAAGGTGGCGAAGGGCAGACCCTCGTCGACCGCCTTTTGCAGTTCCTCCCGGATCGCGGTCAGCACGTCCAGCTCCATCGCCTTGGCGACCGTGAAGGCAACCGCGTGCTCCTCGGGCTCGACATCCTCCCAGGAGAAGGACGGTGTCATCCCCTTGTTGCGCAGGAACCGCGAGGCCTCCGGCGGCGGACCGGGGGTGAAGCTGTAGCCGGGTTGGTCGGTGAAATCGGGCAACGCGCCCTCCTACCATTTCGGTTTCGGAGGTGGCGGCGCGGAGGGGCATGAAGGGTGCGGGCATACCGCGCCCCGACCGGCTTCATCGTCGGCAGCTCCGATCGGGTCGACCCAGGGCCAATAGATCAGGGTTGCAATAACCCCGACGATTACACCGGCCAAGAATGCCAGCATGAAGATCTCAGCCATCCTTCACGTCTCCCATTACCCGGGCCTTGAACATCCCCTTCACCAGCGCCCCGATCACCGGCGCGGTCGCGATGTTCGGCAGGACCTCGGCAAGCCGCTCCATCGCATCCTCGTAGCTCGTGGCCTCGGCGATCAGGTCTTCGATCGGGCCGAGGATCGGTTCCATGACATCTTCCCAGTCAGCCTGCATCTCGGCCTCGATCTCGTCGATCTCGTCAGATGGCACGGTCTCGCGGTTGAGGGCGGTGTTGGTGGCAGGCAGCGCCGCTGCCGGACGACCGGCGATCACCTCGTCTTCCTTCTCGGGTTCCGATAGCTTGAGCCGCCCGCGCAACTCGGATTGTTTCACCCGGAGACCGAGCGGCACGAGCTTTGCTACCCCATTCACGAGCGCGGTGATGTCTTCGGGCTCCTCGATATCGATCGCGAGGTGCGGATACCTGGCCTGCTTGCCGAAGTTGAGATCGACGAAGGGGCGGACCAGATCGCGGTTGAGCGTTCCGGTCACGCCACGGGCATCGGCCTGGGCGAGATCAAGGCGCACATCGTTGTGCACCTGCGCCTGGGAGTTCGACGAACCGTTGTCGGCGGTCATCGTCTGCCCTAGCACCGCCTTCGATATCTGTTCGTCGAGAAAGCGCGCAAGGCTTTCGAAGATCCGCTCGCCGACCGAGCCGGCCGAGACCTGCTCGAAATCGATTTCCATGGATCTGGGCAGCACCGCCGCCGCGTCGGTGCCGATGTTGGCCACTGCCGTGAAGAGCGTCTGCACATCCTTCGCCGTCGCCTCCGGACCATAGCGTCCGAGCCGGAGCGGCAAGCCATAGGTTTCGACGAAGGCCATCCAGTCCTTCAGATCGTAGGCCTTGCACATCCAGCTGAAGGCGACGACACGGGCGAGGCCGCCACGCATGGCGAGGCCCGACTTCATCTTTGCGCGATGGACGATCCACTTGAACGGATCGAGCGCGAGCCCGTCGACAGGCGCGCTCACATCGCGCAGGCGCAGCTCCTCGCCGGTGTCGCGGTCGAAGGTGAAGAAATGTCCGGGGCGGTAACGGAAGCGGTCGGGCCACCACAGACGTGCCGATCTCCCCCAGACGATCTCGATTGCCGAAAACCCTTTGCCCAGGGCATCAAGCGCGTCCTCAACGAGGTCGGAGAACCCATCGTGCTCGGCAATGTGTTCGCGCACTGCTTTTGCGATCTTCTCATCCTGCGGATCCTCGGAGGCCGCCTTGACAGTCGGGGTCACTCCGGAGATCGCGCGCTTTCGCATTCCCAGAACCGAAGCATAGTGCGGATCGCGCTCCTCCATCTCCTCGGCCAGCACGAGGAACTCATAGGTTTCGCCGTCGTCACATGCGCGCAAAATCCCGGCGAGTTTCTGAGGCGTGAGCCCCGACGCGACGGTGGGAGCAAAGGCCTGGCGAACAGAGGTGATGCCGGGCTCCGCCACCTCGCGGGTCAGCACCTTGCGCACCACCGGGCGGCCATCGGGGCCGAGCAGCTGCGACGCGACTTCAATCTCTGCCATCACCATACTCCTTTTGCTGCGCCGAATCCGGCAGTCAGCCGGATCGGGCGGTCGTCGTCGCCCCTCGGGTCGGCACTCACCGGCTGGTAGGCGTAAGGTTGGTAGTCGGTCTGCGCGGCCGCCGCTGCAAGCGCGCCCGCCCAGAACCGGTCGCCGTGACCGTCGGTGTCGCCGTCGACGACCAGGCGACGGATGCCGGTCGCACCGACCCGGCTCTTGATCGCGTGAAGATCTGCGCGCAGGAGCGGGTCTCCAGCCGGGATGAGCTTGGTGCGGTCCTGCATCCGTTCCTTCAGCACCGTGGCCATCTCGAGCTTTCGGGCGGCCGAAAACAGCACGCCATCTACCCGGCTCTCACCGTAGCGGCGCTTGGCGTCCTCCACGGGCTTCTCGCCCATGCCGGTCTGGTCCATTGCCGCCCGAACCACCCGGTACCGATCGAACACATCATCGAGAAGGCGATCCTGCTCGGCGAAGGTGACACGCTTCTTCGCGATAATCTCCCTCGTGACGAGCCGATCGCGCACAAGCTCGTCGACCCAGATCACGAACAGGTCGTTGCGCGCGGCGATGTCGACCCCGACAAAAACCTGCCCGCCCTCGTAGAGCCCAGGCTGCCCGGCCCAGTCCCGCTCGCATTCAGAGATCAGGTCGTAGTCGAGCCACGACGACGCCTCGTCGAGCCACTTGAGCTCGAACTCCTGCGCCCAGGCGTCCTCGTCGGCCATACCGGCGCGCAGCTCGTCGATGTTCACGTCGAGGCCCTGGCGCACGGCCTCGTAGATGTCGACCACGTGTTTCGACCACACGTTGTTTTCGGCCGTCATCAGTTCGTAGAACTTGTTGCCCTTGCCGTTCGGCGTCGAGATCACCCGGATCTTGTGCCCGCCCCGTGCCGCAACCGGATAGGCCGAGGCCCAGATCGCACGGCTGTCGGCATGGAAGGCGAACTCGTCGAGCAGCAGGTTGCCGCCGAAGCCGCGCGCCGCATCGGGGCTGGCCGAGAGCGCGATCACCCGGCTTCCACCAGGGTAATGGACCTCGTGGGTCTTGTAGGTTGCCTCGGGCACGTCGACCTTGAACACCCTGTCACCCTGGCGCACTTCACGGTAATGCGCCGGAACGTGGAAGGCATCCTCGACGAAGGTCGGCTCGCCCCGCTTTGCCAGCTCGCTATAGGCCGCGTAAAAGGCCCGGGTGAGCGGCTTCAACGCATCGTTCAACGCCTCCTTGGCCGTGTTCTCCGAGCGGCTCAGGATGGTCCACCGCACCTTGCGCCCGTCGATCTCGGCCAAAGTGCAATCGTCAACGATCTCGCCGGATGAGCCGAAGGTCTTGCCGCCGCGTCGGGTGAACATCCCGATCTTGAAGCGGCTCTGGTCCTTGATCCAAGCGCGCTGATAGGGGAGCCAGGAGACCGCGCGTTCCAAGGGGGCGGTCATTAGCCCGCCTCGCGGATGGCGGTATGATACCATCGGCCACGCCACCGCTGCAGGCGATGGATGTAGCCAAGGTGTTCAATCTCCCGTCTCTCGCCGAATACCCGCACCAACAGCAGGATCCCGAACCTGGCCCGCCGCGTTTCGGCAATCGCCAGGGTGACCGCAAGTCCCTTCTTCATATCGGGCTTCAGCATCATTCGAACCCCATGATCTCGCGCGCCTTGCGCGCGGCATCGGCCATGGACCCGCCCTCGGCCTCAGCCTCATCGAGGCGGTCGGTAACCTCCGCCATCGCTGCCGCGCGCGCCTCCTCGGCGATCCGCTTGCGCTCCTCTTCCACCAGCTTTTCCCGGATCCCGGACGATGCCATCACGTCCTTCAACATCCGGCCGAGGAAGTGCAGTTCTTTCGGATCGATCTCGTCGGCACTCTTGTTCTGCATTCCCATCATCACCTTGAAAGCCAGCGTGGTGATCATTTGGAAAAGCACGTTGTGGCGCTTTGCCTCTTCTTCGAGCCCATTGCCCTGCATCCAGTCAGCGGCCCAGCGCGAGGCCTCTTCCTGATACTTGACGAACTCGCGGTGCTCCTGACCAAAGGAATGCAGAGCCGACTTGCCGATCCTGAGCTCAAGCCCGCGACCTTCCAGCATTGCGTTTAGATCATCGGCGAGATCTTCGTAGCCCGCAAACCCGCGCTCCTGGAGCGCGTCCTTCAGCCAGGCCCTTAGCTCGTCGGGCAGGAGATCGACCTTGCGCGGCGGGGGCATGTTCAGTCCCTCGGCCGCGGACGCTGGATCTCCGGGTGGCGGGCGACGCCGGTTGCGATCTCGAGACCGGCCCGTGTCGCCTCGACCACGATGAAATCGGAACGATCATCGTAGATCACCAAGCCGTTCTCCCGCAGCCATGCCAGTTCGCCCAGCACCTGTGAGCGCGTGGAGGGGATGCCGACACCGTCGAGCACATCCCCGAGGATCGAAGCATTTGACGTGTACTCGGCGCAGCTCTCAAGGTGGCGCAGGATCGCCAGTCGGCGGTGCTTGCGCAGGGTCTCCGCATAATCGCTCATCGCTTGCCTCCGTCGAGCAGGTGTTCTTCGTGGCGGGTCACAACCTGTTCTAGCCGGGCCATGATCGCGCCGTTGCCCTCCATCACCGCCCGGATTTCCTTCATGTTGCCGCCCATCTCGGCCATCAGCATCTCGACCCGATGCAGGTCTTCGCGGCCCGGCATGTTGTGGACCGATTGCTCAAGCGACTGAAGTCTCAGATCGTGACGATCCATCCGCTTCGAGCCTTCTGCAAACCGGTCTTCGACCTGCTCAAACTTCGCGTCGATCCCCGATTTCACCACCGTGAACTGATCTTCGACCGCCTTCCGGCGCGTGCGGAAAAAGGTGAAGATGATATTGCCGAGCGCAAGGAGCAGCCCGAGGCTCACGGTCCAGTCGAAAACCAGCGCACCCATAGCTGCCTGAGCGAAGGCCGGGGTGGCGGCGAGGATCGCCGCCGCCGTGAGCGCAAGATACCTCATGTCTTGCCCCACTTCCTGGCGGCGACGTCCTTGACCGTGTGCCCGCCCATGTAGAGGCCGAGATAGACGGCTGTGAGCTGGAACAGAACCGCGACGTCGATGGGCGGCAGGGCAATCTTGAAGATTGCGTTGAGCGAATGCAGGACTACGACATTCCAGAGCCAGAGGAACCCGAGCAGATACATCCCGCCCGGCCGCCAGGCCCGCATCCAGAGCGGCCCGTCGGTATCGACCTGAAGCGCGGACATCTGGTACTCCAGTCCCTTGGTGTAGAGCGAGATCAGCGCGGGTGACATTGCCTCGGTAGCGGAAATGGCGTCGCGGATGAGGTCGGGATCGGACTGCGCCAGCCCCTCGACCGCGTCGGGTGTCACCCCGGCAAACTGGGCAATACTCTCGATCACCGACGTGACCAGCTCGGAGTTTTCGGCCCCGATCTTGCGAGCGATGATCTTGGATACGAGGGGCGCGCCAACCGAAACGGCCAGCCCGATCAGGGCGGATGACATCTAGAACCTCCGAAGGGTGCGGGCGAGACCCGGTGCGATGTTTTGGACCTTGGCCGCGATCACGTCGCGGTAGGACCAGGCGAGGCGGAGCGCGATGAGAGCAACCAAACCGGCCACGACCCAGAGCGCCCAGTCGGGCACGGCGAGACCGGCGGCGTCGGCGCCCTCGGTGCCTGCAGCGCCCGTGGCTGCGCCAGTGGTGGCGGTGGCGGCCTTGCGGGTCGCGTCGAGGCGTCGCTGCAGCGTCGAGAGCGTGGCGCGCCCGATGATACCGTCGACGTTGAGATCGTGCTCACGCTGGAACCGGGTGACGGCGTCGCGATGAACGCCGCCACCGTCATTGCCCGGGGCGTAGCCGAGCTTCGCGAAGGCGGCGCGGATGCGCGCGATCTCGTCGCGGTCGACTGGCAGCGCCCATTTGGCGACGTCGCTGTCGGCGGAACTGGCCTTCGGGACTTCACCGAGCAGGCCGTAATCGCCGTAGCGCATGATCTTGAACTCGCGGGCGCGGCGGCGGGTGAGGCCCGGCAGTACCTTGCCGCCACCCTTGTTCCACAGCACGATCTTCGCCGAGACCCGATCCCAGTCGCGCGTGCGCCAAGCCTTCACCCAGCTTGCCCGCCCGATCGCGCCGGTGTTGAAGTGGAACAGCACGCCGCCGTCGAACTCGTGCGCTTTCGCAGATGGCATCGCCTTGGCCACCGCAGGCTCGTAGTTGCGCCGCAGCGCCTGGCGGAGAAGATCCGAGGACTGGCCCGCCGTGATCACCATGCCGGGCTTCGGATCGATCACGCCGGACGCGGCGGTCAGGCCGACGCCGATGGTCATCTTGCCAGCCGGGCAACGGTAGGCCTTGAGCACCTCGCCCTCCTCCTGCTTCAGCACCGCAATGCCTTTGCTCGACGTCGTCGCCATAAGCTGCCCCCTGGGGTTGTTCCCTCGGACAGTCGCAAATCATGTGGGCAGAATATCCCCTGACACCTGTCATGGGGGCGGGCGGATCGATGCCTCGGCGCACTCTGGCAGAGCGGCCTGTGGCTTGTCAAAGGGGCAGCCGACCTTGCCGCGCGTCAGCGTCTGCGGCATCGAGATCGGCCTTGATCCGGGCCACGGTGCGCTGATGCATGTCGCAGGCAAGCGCCACTTCCCTGACTGATTTTCCAGCCCTCAGCATCTCCCGGGCGTCGTGGCGACGCGCGCCCTGGCCGCGCATGAAGGCGCACGGAAGAGTGATCCTGCCCCTACCCAAATCACGGATGAGCGCGTCGGTCGCTTTCACGCCGATGATCCCTGCGAGCTTCGAGCCATCGGCGCGGGCGGGGATCTCGATATCGGTGCCGCCGCGCGCCTTGAGGAGCTTGACGGTCAGATCCAGCCCGATCAGCGCCTCGATTTCGGCGGCGACCCCTGGAAGCTCATTACTCATCGCGCTCCCCCCGCCGCGCCACCTGGCGCTGGCCCGTTTCGGGTTGCGACGCGAGCAGCACGGTGGTGACAACCCCATCGCGGATCTTGTAGACGAACCCGCCGATCTGGACCCCGCACGCCCCGAGATCCGCGCCACGGTCCACCTTCCGGCCGATCTCACGGCGGATGGTCTCCACGTCCATGCCGGGCACCCGCTCAAGGTAGCGGATCACGGCATGGTCGCTGACCTGGACGCGGGGCTTCTTGATCATCGCTCCAGCTCGATCCCTTCGCGCACACACCACGCCTTCAGCGCCTCGACCACATCGTTGATCTGGTCCGCGTCACGCATCGCGTCGATGTCGATGGGCAGGTGGCCCCACTTGGCCTCGAACCGAGCACGGATGAAGGCGTTGAGCCCCTTCGCGCCGGGCACCTTCACGACCCCGGCCTCGTTGAGCAGCCGCCAGAGCACGTGGGCAAAGCGCAAATCGCCCCGCGGCGCGCGCTTGCGAGGGCCGCGGGAAAGACGAAAACCCATCCGCTTCATCTCGCTGACCACCAGCCGCAGTTCGCGGGCATCCATGTCGGAAAGGCTGGTCTTGCCCGTCACCCGCAGTTGCAGATCGTGGCGGGCGTCGCCATCAAGGCCGAGCTCGCGGCAGGCGGCAAAGATGGTGCGGCGCAGTGTAGCGCTCATGGGCGGGCCTCCACGGTGGCAAGCAGCTGGTCCACATAGGCCTCCGCCAGCGCGCGCGCCTCCGCCCCCGAGACGCGCAGCTCGCCGCGCGGGGTGCGCATGATCCGGCGCGCCACCGCCAATGCGTCATGCATCGGTCGTGCGTCGTCCTCGATCAGATCGAACCGGCGATACTCGCCGATCACCTGGGCAGACCGGCTGCGCAGTCGGTCGAGTTCATTTTCATAGAGCGGATCAGCCTTGATCCGGGTATCGGCTTGCGCGACGTATTCGCTCACGGTTTTGGCATCGTAGCCACCGAGCTGGCGACCGATCTCGTTCAGCGACAGATCGAGCACCGCGCGCATGAGCCAGGCGCACTTGCGCCGCATCTCCACGACGCCGCGCTGGCGGTTCTCGCCAAGCACCACGCGTGGGGCGACATCATGCGCCTCAGCCACCACCGCGACGATGGCGAAGGCTTCCCGGTCGAAGTCGAGGTGGGCGAAAGCGGTCATCGTCTCACCTCACGCCTTCGCCAGATCAATGGTGATCGCCTGCCAGGGGGCGTCCTGGGCGGCGCGGCGGTAGCACCGCACGTAGGTCTTCGATCCGACCACCCGCATGGCATCGCGGATCGCCTGCATCGCCTGCGCCCAGCGCGCGTCGTCGATCTCCAGCCTCAGCAGCATGAAGATCTCGGAGCGGTTGATCTGGCCCGCCTTGTCGGTATTGAAGGCGCGGGTGACGATGGTGCGGATCTCCGGGCGGCTGTCGGCAGACCACTCGTTGAGGCACTCATCGACCAGCCCCTTGGCGATCTGCAGCTCGGGGCCGAAGTCGATGTAATCGGCCACCTGCACCTGCACCTTGAAGAGCCCGTCGAAGCTCATGAAGGTCTTGTTGCCGCGCGCGCCGCCCTTGGTGAGCCCGTAGTCCTGCGCCAGCAGCGCCTCGAAATCGCCGAGATCCTCGAAGGTGTGCGCCTTGAACCGGGCAACCTGGTCGGAAAGCGCGTCCGCGTAGCCGATCACCTTGCGCACCATCTCGTCCTCGAGCTGGTGCTGCGGCTTGATCAACTCCACCGGCACGAGGTTGCCCTTGGCGTCGGTCATGTAGGGCTTGCCGTCGATCTCACGACGGCCGTCGGGGATGGGATGGGGGGTGAACTCGGTCATACTTCGGTCTCCTCTGAGTTGGCGTCGAGAAGCGCCGCAGCGGCATCGAGAGACAGTTTCTCGGCGGCGTTCTGGATGCTCTCGTAAAAACCGTCTATTCCGTCGGGGCGGATGTGGATTTCATCCAGGTGTCGCGAGATATCGGTGGCGACAAACTCCGCGAACTCGTAGTTGTCGCCGACCTCAATCCGCAGCGCCTCCAGCAAGTCCGCGAGGCCGATATCTCCGCGCACGATCGCCTCGGCAATCTCACTTTCGGAAATGCTGACATACATGCTCATGGTCGTCTCCTTCTCACACGTCGGAAATTGCCACCGGCGCTGGCTTCGGCGTGGCGGCGGGTTTCGATACAGGCGCGGCGTTCTGCAGGAACCTGTCGGCGAACCAGGCGAGCGCGATGATCTTCACCGGGCTCAACCGCTCCCAGCCGCGCGGCCCGGCCTGCACCTCGGTCTTGGCCTCGGCCGCGAGCCGGGTAAGCTCGGCGGCGCTGATCCGCACAGGCCCGCCGAGGGGCGTGAGGTTGTATATGATCTCGGTCATTTCCTCTCGGCCTCCTTGAAGATCGGGCAGCGGGTGCAGGCGCGGTACATCCGCACCCGCATCGCGTTGGTCGACATGAAGTGGCGGGCCTTGCTGCGCCAATCGCGGCACTCAGCGAGCGGCAGCTCCCCGAGCGACGGGCAGCTCACCAGCTCGGCCATGATCTTGGCGCGCACAAGCTCTTCGACGACGACCATCGAGCCGGTGTAGCGGCGATGGAGCACCTGGCTGACCAGGGCGCCCGAGCGTCCGATCCGGGCAGCGGCCTTGGCCTGCGAGGTCTGCGCCGCCTCATCGGCCAGCGCGACGATCCAATCCGGCGCGTCGTCCCCCCAGGCCTCGCGTATGGTGGCGAGCGGGTTTGTATCCTTGAGGATCGTCATTGCCCGCTCCCCGGGACATGCACGAGCCGTTCCTCGTTGGCGTCGTAGATCGCGCGCACCCGTTTCTCGACTGGCGGGCGCGGCCCGGTGTCGTTGATCAAGCGGTAGATCGCCTCGTTGACGCCGGATTTGGCTTTGCGCACCACGCGCACGTAGCCGCCGCGCAGGAGGATCGCGCAGAAGGCCCGCGCAGCTTGAAGGTCCACCTCGGCACCGGGCACCGACGCCCAGGCGGTGAGGTCCACCGGAGTGAACTCCCGCATCCGGCGCGCCGTGCGCCACATGTTCGTCTGGGCATCCCCTTTGAGCTGGCCAAATGTGCTCAGCTCACCCTCAGCGCCGCGCTTGCCTGCCTCCGTCAGGGCAAGCAGCTTCGACCGGCGTGGATCAAGGCCAACCTCTTCGATCCAGCCATCATCGCGGAGGCGATTGAGCACCTCGCGCAGCTGCCCCTCCTGGGCGTCGAGAGCGACGCGGAGCGCGCCCTTGGTGAAGGCGGCTCCGCCGCGTAGCCGGCTCAGTAGGCGGAGGCGGAGCGACACGCTCGTGTGCTTCTGGATCGGCCCCCTCATGCGATGTTCCTCCGCGCAACCGGGGCCTCGCCGGTGAAGAGCGCGCGCTTGCCCCAGTCCTCGGCCGTCACCCGGTCAAGCCCCTGCGTGCGGGCGTGTTCCGCGACACGCGAGAGGTTCACGCAGATGCGCCGCACCGAGGCGTGCGAGGCGCGCAGGATCGCGGCCCGCAGGTCTTCGGAGATATCCACGCCAGCGGCGTAGATCGGCGCCAACATCGCCACGTCCGCCATGCTGCCGGGCTGGGCACCGACCCAGTCGAGCATCCGTCCGTGAACCCGCTCCCACTGCTTGAGCTTTTGCGGCATCTCCTCCTCGCCGATCAGGATGACCGGCGCTCCCGAGCCCTCGTGGATGTCGCGCACGATCTCGATGGTGCGCTTCTTCACCAGGTGGTCGGCTTCGTCGATCAAGAGCGGCGTGCCTGAATAGGCGAGTTGCTCGGATATCCGTTCCACCATGTGTCCGATCGTTTCGCTGCGCTTCAGGCTGGCCCCGGTCTCACGCAGGATCGCCTCGCACAGCATCTTGGGCGACCAGGCGCTCTTGACCTGGACGAGGACCGCCTGGAACCGGTTGGCCGCATAGATGCCCGCCGTGCTCTTGCCGTCGCCCGACCGACCGAAGAAGCAGGCCATGCCCGGCAGCCCGTGCGGCCGGTTCTGCACCCGGTCGACGAGCTCCGTCAGCGCCTGGACATTCGCCAAGGGCGCGACGTTGTTGTAAAGTCTCTGCTCTCCTGCCATTATTCAGCCTCCACTCTGTTGATCCGCCCGCCGAGCCTGGCCGCTCGCGGGCGGCTTTCATTTGGCGAACATCGCCTCTCCGAATTCCGCGTACATCTCGCGCTGCGACCGGTATTCCGGCAGCGTCGCGTAGCCTTCGAACCACTTCATCTCGGCCGTGCCGACGGGCGCGCCACGATCCAGCCGCGCCTCGATATCCAGCGCGCGCTTCAGCCGGTCGAGCTTGGTTTCCGTCTCGCGCTCCGGCTTTGCCGGGGCCTTGAACTCGGCCACGAAGCTCTCGCGCCGGGCCTCGGCCTCCGGGTCGGTCTGCGCTTGAGGCACGGGGCGCTCGACAAGCGGACCATTGCCCCGACCGGCTCCGAACTCAGGGCGTACAACCTTGGCCTCCACCGATGCCGCCGGTGCCGGGGCGAGCGCGTCGAGTTCGGCGGCGAGGTCTTTGGGTCCGAGCGCGCGCTCCTGCTTGAGCAATGCCCGATGCGCCCGTTTGAACGATGCCAGCTGACGTGCTTCGGCCTTGGCGTGCGCCGCATCGAAGAAACCGATCTTCTGCTGGCATTCGGCGTAGCCAAGGAACGCCCCGTCGAGCCCGTAGACATAGGCACCGGCATGAAGGTCTTCCGGATCGAACCGCACCGTCACCCTCTGCCCGACGACCTCTGCCATCCAGGGTGACCAATAGAAGTTGTCAAACAGCTTGAACCGGCCCGATTTGCCGTCGAGCTTCTTGACGTCCTGGCCCATCAGCCAGAGGCGGCGCTGCTCATCGGTCGCCTTGCGGATCGGCGCGCTCGCATAGCTCTCGGCGAAGGTCTCATCGAAGCTCCGCCCCTGGCATGTGGGCGAGAGACGCCCTGGCCGTGCGTTGAGCTCGTCGATCCGCTCATCCAGCACGCGCAGGAAGGTCTCGATCGGCACCGCGTGGCTGCCGTAATTCTCCGGCTTGGCGTCGGGCCGGTTGCCGGTATAGGCCCCGGCGAACCGGATATCCTTGGCGATGATCTCGGCAAAGTCCCGGAAACCCCGCTCGATCGGCTTGGCCTGACCATGGCCGGGCTGCGCCCAGTGAACCTTGATGCCCATCATCGGCAGCACGCCGAGCGGATCGTCGTCGCGCACCTTGAAGCGAAAGCGCGTGGGCGTCCCGCCAGTGAGCCACTTGTTGGCGAACTCGCGACCGTTGTCGAACAGGCAATGGCGCGGGATGCCGTAGCCCTCGATCATATCGCCGAACGCCGCCATAACCGCCACCTTGTTGGGGCTGTGGTCGACCCGCCACGAGAGCAGCTTGCCGGAATAGAGATCCTGGAACACCACGATCTGCGGGCGGTTGATCGTGCCATCCTCCCATTCGACGAAGACATCGATCTTGTGGGCGTCGGCGTTCACGCCTTCCAGCGCCGCCATCTGGGTGCGGTCACGAACCTGCGGCGGGAAGCAGCGGGCAAGCCCCTGTTCGCCCTCGCGGGCAAAGACCTGCACCACGCGCGGCACCAGCTCGTCGAGCCGACGGCGCGCCGTGCGCTCCGGCAGGATCTCCCAGCCCTGATCCGAAGCCAGTCGGGCCGCATCACGGTAGGCCTGCCGGAAGGCCGGTCCGCCAAGTCGCAGATAAAGCGCCTTCAGCCGCTCCCAGAATTCGGGTGAGCCGATGCCCTTGTCGCCGCCGATCGGCCGCGCGGAGCGATACTGATCGGCGAGATATGGCAACCGGTCCTCGGGGGCGATCCCCTCGATCAGACCGCGCCAATTCCAGATCGTGCGCGCGCTCACACCTTCCAGCCTCGCCACCTCGGTGACCGCAAGATTGCGGGTCGTGCCGCCGCGTTCCAGGGCATCGACCTTCTCGATCACCGCGAGACGGTGCCGCGCCTTGTCCTTGTCCTTTTGCGGCAGCCCGTCGAACCACGCCCAGGCCTCGCCGCGCTCCATGCGCGCAGGCGCGTCATCCTGCGTCCCGGCCTCCGCGAGCAGTTTGCGCCGTGCGGTGAGCGGGAACAGCTCCCAAGAGTATTCCCAGCCGCCGCCGCGCCCCAACCGCCGCCGCGCCCGCATCGGGTCGGACTGCCAGCCCTCGCGCGCGGCCATCGCATTCACGCGGCGCTTCGTCGTCGGCATGCCGGGCAGGCCCGAGGCGGCGATTTCGGCAGCGGTCCACCAGGTCTGGCGCGGAGTGACGGTCACCGATCCCTCCGCTCGTGCTCGTCGGAAACGAGGTCCGCGACAGCGTCGAACTGTTCGGCGACGAAGGCACGCCTGACCTCCAGCGGAGCGCGCTCCCAGGCCTCGACCAGCCGTTGAAGGGCCTGTTCACGGGGCGATTTAACGGCTGGTTTCTCGCCCCTCTCGGCGGCCAGAGCGCGCCGCGCGGCGGCGGCGTTCTTCGCCTTGCCGTTGGTCAGCGCGATGCACACCTGCTTGCGCTCGTGCTCATCACCGATCTTCGAGAGGGCTTCGAGGTCCTTGCCTGTCGGCTGTTTCGGCGCTTCGCGCAGCCAGCGGATTTCGTCACTTGAGAGCGCGAGACCCGCCCGAAGCAACTTGTAGACCGTGCTCTCACTACAGGCCATTGCCTCTGCCGACGAAGCTGCGAAGCTGCTAACTGTCATGTTTACAGTTAGCTGACCGTGGCGCGCTTTTCCGCCTGCAAAACCCCGCCTCGCCTCCGGGTGCACCTTCTCGTAGACCTTCTTGCGCTCCGCCAAGAAAACCGCCGTATCGAGCGGGGTCAGATCGGCACCGGCAAGGTTGTCGTCGATCTCGCACATCAGCGCCCAGTCGGCGGTGCAATCCCAAAGCTTGTAGGGCACCTCGATCCCGAGGCGGCGTGCGGCCTCCAGGCGATGAGCGCCCGCGATCAGCCGTGGCGCACCCTCTTTCATCTTGCGCAGGTCGATCGGGTCCTTGATCACACCGATCTCTTCGTAGGACGTCAGAACCGATTGAACACCGGCTTCACTCACTGGCCGCAGGCGCTTGCCGACTTCGATGTCGTCGGGCCGAATGGTGCCGGTGCCGATGACCTTGCCTTCACGCATCATCCGGCCCTTTCGTCATCGTGTAATAGAACCGCCGCCCGCTGCCCTTCACCCGAACCACCTCGCAGGCGATCTCCGCCCCATGCGCGCGCAGCTCGGCAATGCAGGAGTTCACCGCGCAAACATTGGCCCGGCGCACGATCTGTCGCGTCGTGTGGGGCTTGCCGTCCTTGAGCACGGCGAGCACACGCTGCAGGCGGGCGGATGTGAGCGGGGCGGCATGCATCGTCACTTCCCCATCATCGAGCGGTAAGACGGGCTCTCCTGGTCGGGCATTTCCGCGCTGGCCGCCGAGCGGTGCTTTGCACACAGCCGCTGGTGCACACCCTCGCTGAGAAAACGTTCCCCGCAGGAGAGGCAGCACCGCCATGCCCGGCCCGCGCGCGCCGCGATGCGGCGTTTTTCGGCGAGGATCGGTCTGAGCTTCTCGGGGTTGCGGCTTGCGGGCGAAACCTGGCGGCCTTTGTGAAATACCGCCACCATCGCGCTGCCCTCGGCGATGAAGTCGATGCTGAACTCGTCGCGCGCGGTCATGGCCGAAGCACCTCCAAAAAAAACAGCCCGCCGATCAGGATGACAAAGATCGAGATCGCGCCGATCGTGTCGGTGATCCACGGCCACACCAGCCGCCAGCCCCGCGCCAGGGAGGAGGAGGGGCGCGAGGCTGGCAGCCCCCGGACAGGCCGGGGTTCCGGAGTGGAGGAGAAGGTGGCGGCCGGCTCTTGACCGAACCGGGCCGCCGTCCTCTCATCGTCGGTGCCAACAAAACGACGGAGGAATGGGATGAGCGAGATCGAAGAGCGGCTGACAGCCCTGGAGCGCAAGAACGCTGCGCTCCAGGAGCGCTTTGACCTGTACATGGGGTTTTTCATGGGCGTGCTCACGTCACACCTCGAAGAACGCGACATACAGGCGCTCCGCGAGCACATCGAGCGCCGCATCATCGTCGCTCGGAAGTCCATGCAGCTGGGCCTCCTGCAAGATCTTCAAGACATTCTTCACACCCTGGACGCGGCGCGCGCGGCGCCCAGCCCGTAGCGCCGCCATCTCCTCGGGCGGAAAGAACGGTTCAATCGGTCTGCGGTTGCTCATCACGCGGCTCCTTCGTGTCCAAAAACCCTGTCCAGACGCTGCCAGTAGAGGTGGATGGCCGACTTCTTCGGGCAGCGATCCCCGAACTTTTCCGCACCGATCTTCTCGGCGCGAAGCAACGACATTTGCCGGTGAGCCTGGGTCAGGAATGTCCGAACCGGCACGTCGTGCCACCAGGCTGGCCGACGCCCGTTGGGCCAGATCGGCGCATTTGTAACTTCGGCGATTACCTCGGCGTCATAGTCGACCAGATAGGCCGCGGCCGGGCGCCCGGAGGGGCGTGGCATGGCGCAGGCCCAATCGAGATCGGATGGCCAGACCGCATCGAACCAGTCGAGCACCCGCTCGGCCGTCGCAGTCCGGCAATCGCTGCCCGCTTCGAGTTTCGCGAAGAACCTGCCTTTGCCCATGGCGCGACCGGAAATCGCCTCGACCGAAACCCCTTCATGGCGCGCCAACGCCGCCGCAAGGCTGACAAGGGCTGTCGTTTGTCGGGAAGCGAACGTCATCACTTGCCTCCCTTGAACTGGGCCGCGTGCTCAAGAAGGCGGCGGGCGTAGGCCTGTTCCACGAATTCGCGCCCGGCGGCATCGATCATCTTTTCCAGCGCCGCGCGCCCGACCGGCCCGCGCGATTGCCCAAAAGTGGCATTGCGCGCCACCTCGACCTTGATCCCGTTGCGCTTGCACCAGGCGTTGAGATTGTCGCCGTTAGCGCGAAACGCCCCCACGAGCGTCTCATGCAGGATCGCGCCCGGCTGGAATTTCGCTTTCGCGTCTGTCATTGTGCTACCCGTGTCGCTTGCCTTGGTAGCATCATAATGGATATTTTCCACTGTTACATCAAGTGGAAAATATCCATTCCCTCGTTGGAGTGGAAAATGTCCACTATCGCCCTAAAAATAAAGCAACTTCGCGCCAAATCAGGCCTCACACAGGATGGCTTTGCTGAAGCTCTCGGGGAGAAGCCCTCCAAAATCCGAGATATCGAATCGGGTCGGCAACGGGTGAACGACCAGTTTGTTGCCAAGTTAGTGGAAATCTTCCCTGTCGATCTAAACTGGTTGTTCTCTCTCAACGATGAAGGCGAAACCCAACCCCCGATTGGCCCCGCTGATGGAAACAAACCGTTATCAGGTGATGTTCAGATTTTTGGGCAGGACTATAACGCGATAAAGGTCTACGAGATCGAAGCTTCAGCCGGGAATGGTATCGTGCCCGCTGCCGAGGAGGCCGCGCACCAGGTGGCTTTCACCCGTAGCTGGCTCATTCGTCACGGGATAGCGGCCGACCTCGCGGGGCTTGTCCGCGTGAAGGGTGACAGCATGGCTCCTACCATCCCCGATGGGGCTTGGGTGCTGGTCGATTTTCGCGCCCATGGCGACTGGTCCTCGCCGGGCATCTACATCGTCCGCCACGAGGGCGCGATCCTGATAAAGCGCCTTCAGCGTCCGAACGGAAAGCAGCATCTCGAAGGCTGGGTGGTGATGATTTCGGATAACCTCGCTTACCCCCCTTTGGTCGTGCACACAGCTACGGCTGACGATTTCCAACCTATTGCGCGGGTCAGAATGGTGCTCGCGCCATTATAGACCGGGCAATGAGGTCATTGGCGAAGTCGTCTGGTCGGGGCATACTTGGAGGTGAAGAGGCCAACTAACACTATGTTCAGAATTTGGGAGTGTACGATTTGAGCAAAGATGCATCCGCCGAGGACTACGTGAGGGGTGTCGTGGCCCTCGGTCTGATCGGGTTGTTTGCCTGGTTCTATTTCACCAAGGACGACACCGCGAACGACAAGACAGAAACTGTGGCGCCGATCATCGAAGTCGACCCCGAGGAAGCGGCTCGCAAGGCTGCCGAGGAGGCCGAGGAGAAACGTTACGGGCAGCACTGCCTGAGCCCGTGGGACGGGAGCCAGACCGAGTTCGTTCGCAGGGTCAAGAATCGCCTGAACGATCCGAAGAGTTTCGATCATGTCGAGACCAGGACATGGCCTGTCGACCCGGAAGGCCGTAACCGCCTCCTGATGACGTTTCGCGCCCAGAACGCCTTTGGCGGCGTGGTCCTCTCCAAGGCTATCGGCACGTTCGACAACGAGACCTGCGATGCCACCGTCGAAGCGATAGAGTAG